GAAATCCGCCCGAGTCGGCAAGCATAATAGTGTCTGCTTCTCTGTTGCGAACCATGTCCTCTTTGGGTACATGTTTGCTGAGATCCATATCAGCATGACCTGCACTGTACAAACTGTACTTGTAGGGAAACAAACTTTCCTTGCTGTTAAGCCAGTTCATTGATTCCATATTACCCAATCCTTTGGGCAGTCTGTCACCTATTGTGCTTACTTGATCAGGATAGCGTTCCTTGCCAATATAGCCAGCATAAAAACTGCTAATAGCCGGAAGAAATATAGCATAGTCTTTTTGCTTTGCAGTTAGGTTATCTTGTTTGAAGTTCATTTTTTACCTTGCGAATCCATCTGTAACAACCCGGAACTGCTGGATATTGATTCCAGACGTTAAAGTCATCTTGTAATGTTTGTTCATTGATATATTCTGCGTTCTCGTCTTGTATACTCCACTCTGGAAATACATTAAACTTTAATTCTGGAATAGTATTAACTAACTTGTTAAGACCCAATGGTCCAAATGTAATACACATTCCCCAGGCACTTCCTAGTATAATCCAATCTTGTACAGTTGGCCAATTCTTTTGCACATGATTGCGAAATGTATCAACACTACTTAGATGAACAGTAGACTCAGTGAAAATTTTATCATGCAAGTGTTGATCTGTTTTTTCGTGTCCAGCACAGTTTATTAAATCTGATAGCACTTTTTGATCTTTGTTTGTCCAAAGATACTGATTTAATGTATTGTACACACTTTTATCTTGATAGTCAAGTTGTAAATTGTTACAACAATTTACCACAGCACCAATATTAAAGAGTTTCAGTTGTTCAACTGCACGTTTATAAAATGGCCGATTTGTAGGAACATCCCAGCAATCGATACACAATAGACCCCAAACATTGGGTGCTTTATGCCAGTCATGTATGTATCGATTGTCAATCACTACTTGCTCTGAGCAGGCAAAATATAGTTGTATACAGCAATGCCGCTATCAACTGTGATCTTTGTTGCACCTTCATCTGAGATGCGTACTGTTTTATCACCAGTCAAATTCATGATTGCAATAAATTGCTGTACTGGCCAACTCCAAGTGCGTGTTAGTTTGCCTGCTACATCATGCTGAAACACAAAGTCACCAGCGTGTGTGCTGTGATCGCCAAACAAGAACTTCAAGTTACCATCTTCAGTTTTGGTCTGGAATGTTGTTTCTTCTGCATTTGCTTGTGCTTGCATCTTGAGACGCATAATGCTAGCAGTTGTAGGTTCAAACTCCACAGTCCAGTTAACGTCTTTCATCTTGACAGTTTTCAGCTTTTCAGAAACAATTTCACTTACCATAAAGCGATAGTCGTTTTTAAAGTCTCCGGCAGCATTCTTAAAATGCAATCCAACTGCTGCCTGTTCGCCGTTGCGCTCCTGTCGTGTTACAGAGATATCAGCACCTTCTCGATATTCTCCAATGTTAAGAAGAATTTTTAGTTTAGCCAAGTTAGGCATACCAAATGTACCCATAAACTCAGCCACTGGTGTATGGAATTTTGCGTTTAACACAACACTTTTGTCTTCTGCTAGACCATCAATGTTTGTTTCTTTGTCTGTGCCTGTAATTTTAATAAGGTCGATACAGCCCAAATCATAGCTGTGTTCAACCAAGTCTAGTAGATAGTCTCTCATTTAGTTTTCTCCTAAGTGTTTAAAAATGTTTAATTGCAGCCAGGCTTTGTCCACCTTTTAGACTGCTAAGTGTTCCTGGGCGTTGTATTTCTAACCAACTTACGTTGTTATCCATGTCAAAACTGGCAAGTATCTTGAATCCTATCTTGGCACATGCATCTTTAATTAAGTGTCCTGGAGTATAAGTGTAATACGAATTTTCAAAGTTGTCAACTCCAATTGGATAATCGCAGTTGTTAAAGGTAAAAATAGCCACACCGCCTGGTCTTAATGCATGCATCAACCCAGATAGATATTTTTCAATCAGTCTAATTGGTCTAAAGTTAAAATAGTCAACTGCAACAGCAACTCCAAATTGTCCAGCTGGCAACACACCAAGAGGGTTATTGGCAGTCTCATCAACTGCATAGTATCTTAAACGTCGTTGATAATCCGGTGTCCACATTTTTTTAACTTCAGCAAACATATCGTCGTGTTCATCGAGCAAGTAAAGCGGATCAAGATCAACTAATTTTCCAGTAACATCGCCTAGTCCAGGATTAAGTTGCAACCCTGGATATTTCCATTCTGTGTAGTTGCCCACACGACCAAGAAAAAAGTCTCTAGTTTCTGGTTCATATAGCAAGTTTTTAAATCTATTTCGATCTAGCTTGTATGCATACTCATCATTGAGGCCTTCTTCATAGATTTTTTCACTTTTTTCAAAGTAAGGTTTTTCAATAGTATCAAAAAAATAGTTAATTTGAAATTTAAATTCGTCAATGTCTTTTTGCATTCCAACAAGATTGTCTAATATGGTTTTCTCTCGCATTTGAATGCAGTATTTGAGGTTGTTAAAGTCGATATTTTGAACATCTAGGTCTTCACTGACTCTGCTCAATAATTCTTCAATGTTGGCGTGAGCATGTTTTACACTCAAACCGTTTACCATTTCTTTGTATGTCAGTAACTTGCTTAACTTCATTATTCAAACTCAAACAAACTGCTAAAGGTGTTGCTGGTGTCTGTTTCTTGTGCCAGATCCCAGTTCAGAACGTGTAGCAAGTTGTCAATCTTTTGATCCACCACAGTTGCCTCCATTGCTGCATCATCGAAAGGCAAGTCTTTGAACCATTGTGGAATGTGTAGTTCATCTGTGGGATAGCCAATTGAGGTCCAGTTAAGAGGATTTGATTTGAGTTTGCACACAATGGTTTTCATACCATCAATGATGCTTTGTGAATAGTTATCACTGTTCATCCTCTTCATTGAATTCCAGTTCATTGCTGCTCTAACATGCCCAGGCATGTTGGCTCTTCCCAGCTTCTTCTCTTCGGCACTGTACTTGGTCAAGTTGTTAACACGTTTAGGTGAACCTTTTTCCCACGCAGGACGTTCTTTGAAGTCATACTTGAAGCTCTTGATCATCTCAATGATCTCTTCACGCCCTGCACCGGCAAGCACACGAGTTAACAGTGTCATCAAAAACTTTTGAATCACAACTGGTGTATCCGAACGCTTCAAATCCAAGCCCATTGCCTTGATCTTGCCTTGCTTACCTTCAACATCAAGTCGTTTGCCTTCAAGATCAAAAATGTTGATTGCATAACGCTTCTTGGTAATAAACAAGCCTCTGTCTGCAATACTTTCTCTGCCGCCTTTGATGATTACACCGTTTGATCTTGGAACGTGAAATGCCTGTTCCATAAACGCTGGCCAACTGTCGTTTAACTGATCACTGATAGCATCATACAGTTGTATGCAAATCTCTTTGCTCCACTCCATGTTGCCTGCTTCTACGTCCTTCTTGACAATAGGCCATGCACTGAAGTACACACTATCAGTATCGCCATAGATTACAGCATCACCAACGTGATCATATGTTCCTGTGATACATTCATTTACAAAACTGTCCATGTGATGTGCAATAGCTCTACCAGTTAGTGTTGTGCTTTGCCCAATGCGCTTGTCAAAAAACCTACAACCTGGATTGAGGATAGCACCATACAAGCTATTTAGATTGATCTTCTTGACCAGCTGACGTTTATCTAAAAACTCACGTTCATCTGGGTCAGTTGATGCACGAAGTTTTGCTTGAATTTCTTGACGTTCTCTATACCAACGTGCAAGCAAACCAGGAACAACACCTTCTTTTTCGTATGTAAAGATAGTACCGTTTGCGCTCAGTATCCAAGGTTGATTGCTGTCAAACACAATCTTCCAAATCTCTGCTGCACTGTGTACTGTTTCGTCGCCGTTTTCCCAGTCAATTGTGATCTCAGTGCCAACTTCCTGCTTCATAACGGCAGTGTATTCCAGTGTGCCAAACAGGCCTTCCCACGCCATTGCAAACGAACTTTTGTTTGCAACTTTATCCTTGATATAACGATCAGTCATAATTGGACGCAGTTGTCCAATGATTGTTTCATTGCCCATGTTAAGCGCACGAATAGCACTAGGATACAAACTGTTGATGTCAATGGCACCAATCCAGTCGTGCAATCCCTTCTTGGGATATGCAACATACGCACCTGCCGCTGCTGTGTCTTCGTCTGTTAAGCGTTCTCGTCGGTTGGGAACAACTAGTCCTTGTTCATGTGCTTCATTGATAATTGCTTGTTCTGTAACTGCTACAGCACCCATTGTGGTTTGTAGTAGCACAGTGTTTGCATGTGCCAATTCATTTGCCAGTGCAAGAAAACGCAGTTTCTTGTCCAGCTTGTCTAGCAAAAGTGTATCTTGTCTGTTGTATTCAATGAACGTTTTAAAGTTGTGATTGTACAGGTGATCCAGTGTGCCTTCATAAGCAGTCTTACGCTCATCAAGTTCATATTCACCAATTGCATCCAAACTGTAACTGTGCCGCTCTTCATAGGTGTACTTGCGATACAGTTGCATGTAATCCATATGCACTCTGCCAATAAGATCGAATGTGATATTTTCAGCACCAAAGCGTTCAAATGTGCGCTTCTTGGGCAGTTGACTCCACAAACAAAAGCGTCTTGTGTCGTCTTTGCTCAATACTCTTGCCACTCTGTTAACAGTATAAGGAATATCATAACCCTCACTGTTCCAACCACTTAGTACATCCGCATCTTCAATGAGATCCAAGAACACACCAAGCATCTCTTCTTCGCGTTCGAACAACATGGTGTTTTCAAATTGATCGCAGATTTCTTGTGCTGTTTCCCAGCTCATGTTCTTGGGAGGAATAACCAGTGTAACCAGTTGTTCCATCCATTGCAAGTAAACAGATATAGCAGTAATTGCATTGAACGGATCGTTGGTTGGTGAATAGCCGCGCACTGGATCAAAGTCAACTTCAATATCAAAGAACGCTGTTTGCAATTTGGGTGCAACGTCATCTTTGTAGTTTTCTTCAAAACAGCGAAACACTGGATTGATATCACTTTCAAAGATCTGTTTGCCCGATTGCAGTCGCAGTTCTTTGCGGAACTCTTTGTTGTTCCGACTGCTAAATCGACTCACTGGTGAGCCATATATGCTTTTGTGTTTGCCGCGAGGATCCGCATAGTAAAACACATAGCTGGCAGGGTATTCACGATACTCGCGCCTGCCGTCTACACGTTCTACTACATGGATACGATCTTTGTCTCTGTCAAATAGAGCGTCAACATAACTCATTTATGATTATAGTGTCCGTCCAGCGGTTGTGAGGATTTCTTCAAGTAGTTCTTGATCTTCTTTTTCAGTTGTGTAACTGGCTTTGTGTGCAATGCGAATTGCTTTTTTAAGCACACTTGGCTTGATTTGCATTTCTTCTGCAATGGCTTTTACTGTGTCAGACAAGCCGGCGTTGAGTGCTTCAACTTCACTCATTACTTGCATGCCTTCATTGATAATCTGTGTTAGTTTTGCTTTGCTTTCGCTGTCAAATTGTACGGTCATGTGTATACTCCTTTTGTACAGTGCTTATTATATAAGGTTTGTGCATCAGTGTCAACAACATTAATGCCATATTGACACTTATGGTGTACTAACTGCAATAGTCTTCCAGGTTTCCGTTACGGCGCAAGTCCAATGTTGCACAATGAAGGCCGCCAGCAAGAGTCATGCCATGACGGAATTGGATCGGCACACAGTCAATTTTGTATTTTTCAAGTTCTTTCATCAGAGGCACTTGTGCGCTATCGCAGATAATAGTGCTAGGATTAACACTTAAAATATTCATTCCAATGTATGGACTACACGGCGAAATATAATCATCAACTTTTGAACCTTGCACTACACAGTCTTCGAAGTAAATTTTATCCCACTTCTCAAAAATGGCCGGACAGTTGTCTGGATTAACTCTGGTGCTGTTTAGCAATACCAATCCAGGACGTAGTGGGATGATGGTGCTATCAAAGTGTGCATAACTGTATACTTCACTGTAATGCAGGCGATAGCCCATTGGCTCCAGCAAACGTTTTAGCCAGCGGAATCCTTTGATGTTGCCCGAGTTTGAAATTTGGTACAGTAGATCTTTTCCTACTTTAACAATGTTTGGAGCATCAAACAAAATTTCTAGATCTTTGAGCGTAGGCTTACCATCGATGTT